AAGACTGGCGCCGGATCTGGCCCGAGCTGATCGGCACCCAGCCCGCCGCCACGCAGCAGGAGGTGGGGCATGGGTGACACGGTGCATCGCGACATCCTCCGCCAAATCATCGAGCCGAAGCGCACGCGCAAACCGGCTTCACGCCGTGTAGTGCGCATGCGCATTCGGCGCGAATGGATCGATGCCGTGAACGCCGTTACGGCTTTTGATGCTGCTCCAGCGCTTGAACGCGTTGTTCCAGCTTCACAAGAGCCTCCTGCAACTGAGTGAGGCCGTGAGCTATGCGAACAAGTGATGCGCTCTTCCCTGGGTCTTTTTCGGCCTTGGCCAGCAAATGCACATGGTTGTGCACATACGTGATTGCTTTTTCGATTTCCATGGGTGCCCCTTTCGTGGGTGGGTTGGTAGGACTTCCATTGTCCTGCGACTGCGGGCGCCCGCCCTTTACCGGAGCCTGAGCCATGCACACCGTGCTGCCCATCGTCCTGTTCGTCTTCGCGCCAATGGCCATCAGCGGGCTTGTCTGCTGGGCGTTGCTGCGCGGGGAGTGACCAGTTATGCGCCCACCGTCGCTCATGGTCGGCATCAAGGATATGGGGGTGCTGGCATGAGACTCACCCGCCCCAAGTCATTTGCCCGCGATGCCGTCCTGGCCAGCCTGACGCCCGGCGTCTACATGGACAGCAACCAGCTTGCCGAAGCCGCAGGCACCACCCGCTGGTCCATCAGCACGGTCATCCGCCGCCTGATCGTTGACGGCCTGGTGCACGCACTTCCCGGCACGCTTCCCATCCTCTACGGTGCCGGCAAGGCCCCGCAAGAGATCAGCGACACCGAGGGTCAGCCCGTCCGCAACCTCCGCCCCGTGGGCACATGGGAGCGCAAGCACACGCACCTCATGGGCAAGGCGACATGGTTTGAGGGGGTGGCACCTTGAACTACTACGAGCACCACATCGGTGACTATGCAGAGGCCACGGCGCACCTGTCGTTTGTTGAAGACGCCGCGTACAGCAGACTCATCCGCAAATACTACGCCCAGGAAAAGCCTCTGCCAGCCGATGTGAAGGCTGTGCAGCGCTTGGTAGGCGCTCGCTCCAAAGACGAGCGAGAGGCAGTCGAGTCTATCTTGGCTGAGTTCTTCGAACTGCGCGCGGACGGATGGCACCAAGACCGGTGTGATGCCGAAATCGCACGCTACCAGGACAAGCAAGCGAAGGCAAAACGCAGTGCACAAGCACGGTGGAACGCAAAGCCTCCGCAGTCCGATGGCAATGCGAACGCATCTGCGGGCGGTATGCGAACGCATAGCGAAGGCAATGCTCACCAGACACCAGACACCAGACACCAGACACCAGACCCAAATACACACACTGAGAGTTCTCCACCGCCAATGGCGCGCGCCCCTTCGTTGGCGGGCCAGGTCTGCATGGCCATGAAAGCCGCCGGGGTGTACGACGTCAACCCGGGGCACCTCGACCTGCTCACGCTCATCGAAGCCGGGGCAACGTTGGACGAGTTCATCGGCGCGGCCTCAGAGGCCAGGGCCAAGTCCAAGGGCTTCGCTTACGCGGTTGGCACCGTCAAACGCCGGCGCGAAGAGGCGGCCAAAGCAGCGCCGTTGCACAAAGGCGCTTTGCCCACCAAGCCACCCACCCAAGCCGACCTCAACACCCTGGCCGCAGGCTTTGCAACCGGCCTGTACGACCGCAGCGAAGGCGACCCATTCGCACCTGAAACCCCTTCGGAGATCATCGATGGCCACATCCGCCTCCTCGCTTCCTGATCGCTGGATTCAGCACATCTGGACCACGATGCGCGCCAACTACGGCGCACGCTGGGACCGCATGTTTGCCGTGCCACCATGCCCGCCCGATGTGGATCCGGTGCAGCACGTGCAGGCCCATATGCACAGCGTTCAGCGCGTCTGGGCGGCAAAGCTGGGACCGTTTCAGTTCAACTCGGCGCGCCTGAACTACGGCCTTGACAACCTGCCAGCCGACCCGCCAAACCTGCCTGAGTTCTACGGCATCTGCAACCGCATGCCTGGCAAAAACGAGGCGCTAGCCCTTGATGCGCCCAAAGCGAATCCAGAGCGAGCAGCGCGCGAATTGGCAAAGCTGGGCGACATCCGCACTCCTGTTGATCGCCTGGCACCGCTGCGCGAACTGCATGACCGCGATGTCAACCACGGCGGCGTGATGGCAAACGGCAAGCGCATCACCTTGTCGCAGCGCTTTGTGTACCGCAAAGCCCTTGGGCTCGACATGTGGGGCGGCCTAACACGCGAACAAATGGAGTCCGCATCATGAATCCCTGCACACCACATTGCCCACAAGGCGACTGCTCCGGGTGCACTGGCGTCCGCCTGTTCCCGCGCACATCGCCGACGCCCTACGGCGAGCAATCCCGCAAGGCTCAGGCCCATTGCACGCTCGACCGGCTGAAGGACGGCGACGACATCAGCCCGTCGGAAGTGGATGCTGCGCTGAGGGAGACAGGCGACCTCACCGACCAGCCCGCGCGCGCGCACGTGCCCGCATTTGGAGGCCACCCATGACCGTCGTCAAACTTCTGGACGGCCGCATGGTCGATAGCGCCAGCCCCGAATGGCAGGCCGAATGCCTTGAAATCGACGGCGCAGCCAAGGCCATCCGCCGCATGTCGCACGAGATGCAGCAGCACCAGTACGAAACGCTGGAGCGCAACAAGGGAAAGGAGTACGCCGATCGGGTGCGCCGGGCCAATTCGCTGACCCGCAATCTGCTGGCATCCAGCGGGATGACCTACCGAGAAATCAAGGAGCGCACGGAATGATCACCATCGGCATCGACCCAGGATTGACCGGCGCCATCGCTTTCGTGGACAGTTACGGCACGTGCTCAGTCGAAGACATCCCCACGGTGGACCTGCCAGGCAAGGGCCTGATCCGTCGTCGCATCCATGGGCCAGGCCTGGCCGAGATCGTCCGCCGCTTCGTGCCACCAGGTGAGCGCGCCTATGTGGTGCTGGAGGATGTGCACGCCATGGGCGGCTCAGCGGTGCAGACCATGGGCTCCATGATGCGCAGCGTTGGCGCCATCGAGACCGTGATCGAGATGCTACGCATGCCCATCCATCCGGTGCAGCCACGGGTCTGGAAGGCGCACTACGGGCTCAAGTCGGACAAGGCCGCCAGCCTGACCACGGCGCGCGCCCTGTACCCATCGGCGCCGCTCAAGCTGGCCAAGCACCACAACCGCGCCGAGGCGGTGCTGCTGGCGCATTACGGCAGGACCGTCCTCGCATAACCCGAAGCCGCCCTGGGCTTTGGGCGGCGAATAAAGGACACACATGAAAACTTTCATCGGCACCAAGATCATCAACGCCACACCCATGACGCGTGCGGAGTACAACGCTTTCCGTGGCTGGCAATTGCCTGCAGACGAGAACGGCGCAGACGACGGCTTCCTGGTCGAATACTTGGATGGTGGGCCAGCGAACGTGCCGACCCATGCGGGTTACGTGAGTTGGAGCCCCAAGAACGTGTTCGAGGGCAGCTACCGGGAAACATCGGGCCTGCCTTTCGGCCTCGCCATCGAAGCCCTGAAGAAAGGCAAGAAGGTTGCCCGATCCGGCTGGAATGGCAAGGGCATGTTCTTGTATTACGTGCCCGCGAACACCTACAAAGCCCAGACCGAGGCGGCCCGATCTCACTTCGGTGATGAGGTTCCATACCTGGCCTACATCGCGATGAAGACGGCGCCTGGCGAGGTCGTTCCTTGGCTTGCCAGCCAGACGGATGTGCTGGCCGATGACTGGACGATTGTCGAATGACCTTGATCCTGCGCCCCATCGGGAGAGGCAACTGGACGCCCACCCGCATGCAGATCGACGGCGGCCACGCGCTGCCGCTCCTGTTTCGCGTCGGGCAGAAGTTGCCTCTGGGTGGGGTTTTGTTTCGGATTTGTGAGGTGATAGCGTGAACAAGCCAAAGAAGACGAAATCGGAGCACACGCCGCGTCAGATCCTGGACGAGATGGGTATTGATGGCCTTTGTGGGCGCATCACCGATGGCATGCTGGGGCGCGAGATTGCCCGAAGTATTGGAGTGTCAAACACGTCATTGGTGGAGTGGATAGGCGCCAGCGATGAGCGCGTCCGGCGCGTTACGTCAGCGAGGATGTCAGCTGCGCAGGTTTATGAAGAGGAGGCCGACGAGTTGATCCGCAGCGCAGCTGATCCGTTTGAGCTGGCCAAAGCGAAAGAGTTGGCGCACCACCTCCGCTGGCGGGCATCGAAACTCAACAAAGGCCTCTACGGCGACAAGCTGGACTTGAATCACGGCGGAGAAATCAAGGTGAAGAAGGCGGCGTCTGACATGACTGACGACGAGCTAGCCGCCATTGCAGCGGGAAAGGCGGGGCGCAATGCTGACGCCTGAGCAAGCCGCATCAGTACTGCTTGAGCGCAGATCAGCGCGCAATAGCCTGGAGGTGTTCGCATCACGCGTTCCCGTTCCTGGATCGCCCACCGACGAGGTGGACGAAACCGCGCGTATTCCACTTATCGAGTCGAGGCAGGCCGAGCACCACAAACTGATCCTGCGGGAGATGCAGCGGTGCATGGAGACCCCGCATGGTCGCCTCATGATCATGGCTCCGCCTGGATCTGCAAAATCGACCTATGCCACTGTGGTGGGCCCCGCTTGGTATCTGGGCACGCGCAACGACAGACGCGTCATCCTGGCGAGTTACGGGGAGGATCTAGCCCGCAGACATGGGCGGCGAACTCGCCAACTCATCAGCTCGCCAGAAACGGCCGGTATTTTGCAGGCCACATTGCAGGCGGACAGTCGTGCCGCCGATGAATTCGGCTTGACCAACGGCAGCGAGTACATAGCGTGCGGAATCCTTGGCGGCATCACAGGTAACCGTGGTCACGGCATCGTGATAGATGACCCCATCAAGGGGCGCGAGCAGGCCGACAGTCAAACAGTGCGGCAGAAAACATGGGATGCCTACCAAGATGACCTACTGACCCGACTTATTCCTGGTGGATGGGTCGTGATCATTCAAACTCGATGGCACGAGGATGATCTATCGGGCCGCATCCTGCCAGAGAACTGGAATGGCGAATCGGGCGACATCCAATGCCGCGACGGCAACACATGGCGCGTGCTGTGCCTGCAGGCTGAATGCACGAACCAGACCGACCCGCTTGGCCGCAAGCCTGGTGAAATGCTGTGGCCAGAATGGTTTGACTCGCGACACTGGGACCAGTTTCGGCTGAACCGGCGCACGTGGTCGAGCCTGTACCAGCAGATCCCATCACCAGCCGAGGGCATTCTGTTTCGCAAGGACGATATGGTGGTGTGCGAACGCCAACCTGATGGGCTGCGCATCATCGGTGCGAGCGACTACGCCGTTACGCCTGACGCTGGAGATTGGACCGAGCACGGCATTGCAGGCATCGCGGCCGATGGCTCCGTGTACCTGCTTGACTGGTGGCGCGGACAGGCCGGCTCAGAGGTGTGGATAGAAAAAAAGATCGACCTGATGGCGAAGTGGAAGCCGCTCGCATGGTTTGGAGAAATGGGCCCCATTCGGCGCGCTATCGAGGGTCGCCTCAAGCAGCGGATGATTGACCGCGATGTGATGTGTCGCCTCGAATGGCTACCTCACATAGGCGACAAGCCAACCAAGGCGCAATCCATCATCGCAACGGCTGGCATGGGTCGCTTATGGTGGCCGCGCGCTGCATGGGTGGCCGAGCTGCAACGGCAGTGCCTGGTGTTTCCGGCTGGCAGCCCGGACGACGGCGTGGATACGCTGGGTATGCTTGGTCGTGGCGCAGACTCTCTTGGAAGGCCAGCGCGCGACACCTACGACTACTCCAAATCATCAGCCCAAGGCCTGAGCATCTGACACACAGGATTGCGCGCAGTTCATAAATCTGCTATCGTGCGCCCCAATCGCGCAGTCAGCGACAGCGCAACCATTTACTAACGCCGAGAGGCGCCGTAAAACCATGACCGACGCACTCAAAGAGGCCCAGCGTCTCTATCAAGATGCGCTTGACGCATCGCGCGAGCAGCGTCAGCAGATCGACGAGGATCTGCGCTTTTCGGATCCATCCGACCCCCAGCAGTGGGATGAGGATGTCAAGCGCCAGCGTGAGCAGGACCCGGGCGGAAAGCGCCCGTGTCTTGTGCTGGACCAGACAGGCCAGTACGTGGCCAACGTCGCCGGCCAGATCGAGCAGCAGCCGCCCAGCCTGCATGCCATCCCTGAGACTGGTGGGGCGGAAAAGCAGGTTGCCGAGCAGATCGACGGTCGCTTCCGTCAGATCGAGTACGCATCACGCGCAAGCCAACACTACGCCAGGGCGCTGACAAGCGCTGCGCGCACTGGTGTCGGCTACCTCATCGTAAGGCCCGAGTACATCGACCGCGCGTTGGGGTGGCAGGCGCCGCGCATCAGCTCTGAGCCTGACCCGCTGAAAGTGGTGTTCGACCCATGGTCCACAGAGACAGATGGCAGTGACGGCACATTCGGCTACGTGCTGACATCCATCAGCCCGCGCGAGTTTGAGCGCAAGTGGGGCAAGCGCGATCAAGTCGATTTCGGCGACACAGAGCAATCGCACCGCAACGACACGCGCAAATCTGTGCTGGTTGCCGAGCAGTGGTATCGCGATGAGGTCACGCGCAACGTGATTGTCTACACCGACGC